AAGGTTAAAGAACAACATAAAGATTATTAACTTAAGAATACACAAGGAATACAGTAATGGCCTACACTCCTTATAGTCAAGCACTACCAGATACCTCAAGATATACACTAGACCCTGTGCTACAGGAGCGTCTGTATCAACCAGTGAGGCCAGATCCTTACCAAGGTGGTCTGTTGAGTAGTTGGGCTGATGACTACTACGCAGACCCCTTTGGTTACACAAACAAACGCTTTGGTAATCTTGATGAAGTACTAGCAACAGACGCACCTGAGGTTGGTCTTGGTGGTATGTTTGCTCCTGCTCCTCCTCCTATGTACGGTTCTGATGCCGATGGCGGGTTTGGAGGAGATGAGGGTCAAGACGGCGGGACAGGTGGTTTTGGTCTAGGCATGGATATTGGGGGAGTAGACGCTGGTATAGCTGGTCCGGGAGCAGGTCTTGGTATGTCAGGACAACAAGGCGGTATTATTGGTGCTGTCCTTGGTGGTCTCTTTGGTATGCCGGGTTTGGGGTATCAAATTGGAAAGAGTGTAACTGAAGATGCACCAACTACAGTTACTCCACAATCTGTTGTAAACGCAGCGTATCAAACCGCAGCTGTAAACGCAGCTCGTGATGCTAGAAATGCAAATGAAAGTGGTGCTACTCCTGCTGCCCAAGCTGCGGCAAATACAATAGCTAATGAGGCTGCTATTGCGGCTGCTCAAAGCTCAGGGTCAGCCCCCACTGGCTTAGGTGGAGACTTAGGCACAGGAGCTTCAGACGCTGCTGGCTTTGGTGGCTATGGCGGTGTCTGGTAATGAAACATTCAGTAGGAAAAGTAATAACACCAGATACGTTGACAGAGTTGTTCAAAGTCCCTGCTGGTTACAAAGCCGAGGTTAGTACCTTGTTTGCTAGTAACCATCAAGGAAATAACAAGTTTATCACCCTATACTGGCAACACGCTCATGACATTACCCACAAGATTTACATTGTATTTGATTATGTAATTTCTGCTAACAACTTCTTAAAGTTTAGCGACAGTATGGTTATGCAAAGCGGGGACTCCATACAGGTGTTAACAGAGGCAGGGTCAGAGATGAGTGTTATTGCCTCGTTTGACCTCAGAAAAGAACCACAAACTGTAGCATTTGACGGCGAATAAAGGAATAAAATGACATATCTAGAACTTGTCAATAGTGTACTAAGGAGACTTCGTGAGAGCGAAGTAGACACAGTACAGGGCGTGGGTAACACAAACTCATACGCTCGTCTTATCGGTGACTTTATTAACGAATCAAAGAGTCAAGTAGAGAGCACATGGGACTGGACGGCTCTTAGGGGTACTTTGACCCTCACAACGACACCTAACGTGTTTAACTATGAACTTAATGGTGCTCAGAACAGTGCCAAGGTGTTAGACGTGTGGAACGATACCAGCAACTTTGAGATGCAATATCAGACTTCTCGTTGGTTTAACGAAACGTTCTTAATGAGTGACCCTCAAGTGGGTGCTCCTACAAACTATAACTTTAACGGTATTAGTACAGACAGAGATCTTCAGGTAGACATCTTTCCTATTCCTGACGGTGTGTATGATCTTCGTTTTAACTTTACATTACGGAACCTGCCTCTTGAAGCAGATGCAGACACTACTGTTCTTCCTACGAGGCCTATCATCCTGTTAGCAACTGCCATGGCTATTGAGGAACGTGGTGAAGATGGTGGTCAGCAGAGTATTAACGCCTATGCAGCTGCTCAGTCGGCCTTGGCAGATGAGATTGCTTTTGATGCTGCTCGTCACCCAGAGGACACTATTTGGTATAGCGTATGAAACAACTACAAACACTATCTGTTGTTTCCCCCGGCTTCTTTGGGCTTAACACCCAAGAGAGTGGCATTACGTTGTCTCCCAACTTTGCCCAACTAACTGACAACGTCATTATTGACAAGTATGGTCGGTTAGGTTCTCGCAAAGGCTGGCAGATGAGAACAACTGATGGAGCTACTACATTGGCTGGAGAGGCCATTGAGTTTCTTTCGGAGCATGTGAATGCTGACAACAGTGTTGTTACTCTCTCAGGCGGGGACAATACTTTGTTTAAGAATGGTGATGATGCTACTGCTTTGGTTGATATTACACCAGCGGCCTACACCATTACAGGGAATAACTGGAAAGCTGCTAACCTCTACGATCACTCCCTGATTGTTCAGAGTGGTCATGCTCCTTTGGTTTATACAGAGAGTACTTCCCCTGCCTGTCAAACACTCACAGGGTACACAGGCGTAGCACAAAGCTTTGGAACTGCTTATCCTAACGATGTAATAGCAGCCTATGGACGCTTCTGGGTACACGATAACGACAACATATACTGGTCAACTGATATAGCTGATACAGCCTTCCCTGCCTTCAATGGAGGCACAAGCGGTACTCTAAATATCTCATCAGTATTACCTAACAACGTAGATACTGTTATTGGGCTTGCTTCCCATAATGATTTTCTAATTATCTTCTGTGAGCGTAACATCGTTATCTACAGCGGTGCTGCTGATCCTTTGGGTGAGTTCCAACTAGCAGATGTTATTGCTGGTGTGGGCTGTGTGGCCCGTGATTCTATCCAAAGCACAGGTGGGGACTTAATCTTCCTATCTGACACAGGTGTTCGTTCGTTGGGTCGCTTGTTGCAAGAGAAGTCCTTGCCTATGCGTGACCTAACAAAGAATGTACGAGATGACTTAATTAAGGAACTGTTACAGGAACGTCTCAACAACAATGGTTTGGCTAAGGTTAAGAGTGCTTACTCAGAGGTTAACGCCTTCTACTTGCTCTCGTTCCCTTCGACATCGACTGTCTACTGTCTAGACATGCGTCAGCCCTTAGAAGATGGTTCTTCTCGTGTTACTCAATGGTATGAGTATGAGGCTAAAGCCTTTGTTCGCAGACGTGACCGTGAGTTGTTAATCGGCAAGACAAACGGGATTGGTCGTTACTTTGGTTACACAGATAACGGAGAGGCTTATAGGCTTCGTTACTTCTCTCATTACCTCGACCTGCAAAGCCCTACGACACTCAAGATACTAAAGCAGATTAGCGCTACAGTCATTGGAGGTAGTAATCAATCTTTTGTTATCAAGAGTAGTTTTGATTACTCTACTGCTGCTCGGTCTTATCCCTTTACTATTGCTGACCGTGGTGTCTCAGAGTATGGGTTAGCTGAGTATGGGGTGTCAGAGTTTTCATTCGGTATTATCCTAGACTCCATTAAGAGTAGTGTGGGTGGTAGTGGTAATACAATTCAGATTGGTTTTGAGGCTAATGTACAGGGCAACGAATTGTCAGTGCAGAAGCTGGATATTTTTGTTAAAACAGGAAGGACGAGTTAATGTCTAACTATTCAAAGACAACAGACTTTGCAGCTAAGGATGCTTTGCTGACAGGTGACCCAAACAAGATTGTTAAGGGTACAGAGATTAACGATGAGTTTGACTCTATTCAGACAGCTGTTAACAGTAAGGCTAATAACAACAACACAGCCCTCACAGGCACCCCTACAGCCCCTACAGCGCCTTTTGATACCCAGACCACACAGATAGCTACCACAGCTTTTGTTCAGGCTGCTCTGGCTGCTCTACACCCTGTTGGCTCTGTCTACATCAACGCTAACACAGCGACTAACCCTGCTACCTTGCTAGGCTTTGGTACTTGGTCTGCCTTTGGTGCTGGTAAGGTGATGGTCGGTATTGATGCAGGTGATACTTCCTTTGATACGGCTGGTGAGACTGGTGGTACTAAAGATGCAGTTGTTGTCTCTCACACACACACAACAAGTGCTGCTGGTGCTGCCTCTGGTACTCTTAGAAACGTAGAAGAACCTTTTGGTTCGGCTACAGGTATTGTTGCATTAAGTAACCAAGGCCAAGCGTACTATGGTGGTACTGGTTCTACTGCTTACAACAGAACAGCAACTATTACTATCCCAGACCACAATCACACAGTGAACTCCACTGGCTCTTCCGCTACTAACGCTAACTTACAACCATATGTCGTCGTGTACATGTGGAAACGAACAGCTTAACTATCAAGAAAGAGGTATAACATGGCAGCATGGATGTTACCAGCAGCGACAGTAGCTGCTTCATTATTTTCAAGTAACGCAGCTTCTAAGGCAGCTAGTCAAGCCGCAGCAGCCCAACAGGCCGCAGGCGCTCAAGCAGCCGCAGCAGCTGAGTTTAAACCCTATGGGGTCACTACTGGCTTTGGTACTAGCTACTTTAATCCTGAGACCCAACAGGCAGGCTACCAGATAGACCCTGTACTGGAGGCCTTCCGTAACTCCATGTACGCAGGTGCTGGTGAGTTCATGGGACAAGTTCAATCAGACCCTCAGGCAGCTGCTCAGAACTACTATAACCAACAACAAGCGTTGATGGCAGGTGGTCGAAATGCAGAAGATATTGCCTTACGTCAACAACAGCTTCAATCAGGACGTATTGGCCTAGGGTTGTCAGGGGAAGCCATGGGTGCTGGAGCAGGTACAGGGTATGTTAACCCACAACAGTACCAACAACAGCTTGCCCGTGCCCAACAGGATCAGCAACTGGCTGCTCAGTCCACACAGCTGGCTCAGTCAGACATTGATCGTGCTATTAGCCGTGCTACAGGTCTATTCCAAGCTGGCGCTGGTGTTGAAGAGATGGGTCTGCGTCCCTTGACCATTGGTGCTGACATTGGTTCTAAACAACAGACTTCTGGCAATATGCAGGCTCAAGCGTTGCTTGCTGGAGGCCAAGGGTCTGCTGATGCACGTCTTGCCGGAGGTATTCAACAAGCTAACATGTTTGGGGACCTTGGTATGGGTCTTGCTGGTTTACAGCGAAATAAAATGTTAGGTCAACCATAAGGAGTAAACATGGCTCAAAATATATCTGGATTGTTTAATTACGATTCCCCAGAGGCAATTCAAACGAATTACTTAAACACTCTTGCTGCCCGTCGCCCTCGTGGTGGTGGAGACCTATATAGTCAGCTGGCTAACGCAGGAGGAAACATAGGTGGTCTCTTAGGTTATACCTTAGGTGGCCTAGCGGGTTATAAGCCTGCTGGTATGCAAAAGGCAGAGACCATGGATCAGATCATGGCTGAAG